CATCGGCTGACCTCTAGTATACCGGATCTTGGAAGTCCCATCTGGGATCTGAAAGTCCCGGTCGACTAGAAGTGAGCCCCACAGATCTGCGTGAGAACCTAGGGCCCATCTAAACACCGCCTTAGTTAGCGTAAACGGAATAAGATCCGTAGCGCTACTAAGATCGAATGAATAGATGGACTCTGAGGAGTATTTCACAGCAAATGCTGCGGTCGAGGTCTCCTGAGTAAATGTCGCATCCGTGGATAACCGTGATAACATCGCGAACATCCAGTCATGTAATGGCCGTAAGGCTGACTGAGTGAAGATGTCCACGATGGCAAAGACCCGAATCTTCCCGGCAGGTTCGTACTTAAGTGATAACCGCCCCAAGATGGGAGTGGCTGTCACCGACTTACGGACCCGCGGAGAGGGGTTGGATCTTAGGCAAATGCGAGCCTCTTTCTCTTTCAAGAAAGAGGCGAGCAATGCATCATAGGAATCCCGGATAGACGACATCCCAGTGGCATCTAGAAACTGGGTAAGGTGATTCACCGGTTGTGTCTTCCAGGCGTATGCGTCGAAAGGGGCCGACAGCATGGAAAGAGATGCATTCGGACCAGCGGTCCGGAGATACAGCATTTTCCCGTTGGCCCACTTCGGCAGGGAATACGAAGGGTTCAGCCATTTCCAAAAAGTTCCAGTGAAACTTTGGAAGGGGCTGAAGTCCAGCTCCTGTGGAGGGGCGGTAATCGTCGCGAAACTAGGAATTGAGGAATAACCTCCAATCCCTTTGTAAAGCGAGAGTACTGACACCCACAGGCGAATGGCCTTCGTATCGCGAGCGCGAATCTTCTGACGCACTGCCAGTGGCAGTAGTGAGGGAAGGCCGTGAATCAGAGAGACGTCAGCACCAAGATGGTGGGTCTTCTGTAGGGGTGATCCCGCTAAGTATGAATTAATACAGTAAACTGTAACCTTCATACGGGTCACCGCTCCAGAAGGGCCCTCATGGTGCCAAATCTTCTGAAAATACAGCCCGACTGTGTGAAGATCCCGGGTAATGGATGGGTTGGAATACCCATATCCTAATCGGAGAGAAAGGGTTTTACCCCAATCCTCGATCAGGTTCCGGAGCTTGCGCCCCGTGGCTCCCCGACCAGTGTCTTTCG